ATCCGAAAAAGATTGCAACGTGCTGGAGTTGATCTAACTGATCAAACACGTAACCAACGGCTTGCTTGTAAAGGAAGTGTTGATGGTAGCTTAGCTACCGTTGATATGTCCAGCGCGAGTGATACTATAGCCTATGGTTTGGTCATGCACCTCCTGTCATGGGATTGGTTCGAATTTCTGGACCGGTTCCGTACGGGCGTTGTGAAGTACAAGGATAGAGAGATAAAGCTTCACAAGTTCTCGAGTATGGGTAATTCTTATACTTTTGAGCTTGAATCTCTGATTTTCTATTCTTTAGCGTACAGCACGTGCACCCATTTGGGGTTGGACCCAAAAGTAGTTAGTGTTTACGGGGATGATGTAATAATTCCCGTAGAAGCTATGGATCTTTTCGAAGAGGTTATCGCAATATGTGGTTTTGTCGTTAATAAGACAAAATCATATAAAAGCGGGCCTTTTAGAGAGAGCTGTGGTACTGACTACCTTGGTGGGATCGATATACGCCCATTTTACCTAAAGGATCGGGTAAGCTGTCGCGTCCTCTTTAACATGCATAATTGGTTTGTGCGTCATGGCGAACCTGCCTTAGCGGCAGTAGTCATGGAGTGCATTCCTCCTCATATCAGGCTTTTTGGTCCTGATGGATACGGAGATGGCCATTTGATTGGCTCATTCAAGTTGAGATCAAACCGAGAGTTAAAGAGAAAGGGGCATGAAGGAGGCTTTTTTGACACCTATGAAGCTCAGAGCAAGCGGATAAGACTTCGCGAGCCTGACGATTGGGTGTATCCTCTATACAGTATCTATGTGTCTGGCAATGACCCTGATAAGGCTATTGCTGAACACGATGTTGTCCCTGGGGTAGCGTTTTACAAAAAAGTATCGCTCTACACATTAAAAAGATCGATTTTTGGATACTAAGATTTTACATTTTGGTTCCTCCTCTTTTTGGTGGCAACGCTTCGGCGTTGATTAGCATCCCTCGTTCGTAATTCTGAGCCGAGGGTACTGAGGCTATGCCTCTACTCCCTACTTGAAATAGTAGGGTGGAGCGGGGTTTCCCGTTTATGGATTGAGC